CAGGTGTAATATAAACACATAGCCCTGTAGCTCAAAAGTAGAGCACCCGACTGATAATCGGAAGACAAAGGAGCGTTACCTTTCAGGGCTACCATAAATTTTATAGAATGTAAAAATTAAGATAAGTATATTCATGCCCCGGTGGTGTAACTGGTAGCCACGATGGTCTTAGAAGCCATTGCCGAAAGGCGTGTCGGTTCGAGTCCGACCTGGGGCACCAATAATTGCACATGAAAACAATACCTATTTTATCCCAAGACAGATCATGTGATGGTTGTAAAAAATGCTGCGAAGGCCATTTGGTTGGAGTAGCTTATGGGTACCAATTTTATCCTGGTAAAAAATGCAATTTTATTAGGGAAAATGGTTGTGGTATTTATGAAGTAAGACCATATAATCCTTGCAAGACTTTTAAGTGCGGATGGAAATATAACACAAATATCCCATCATGGATGAAGCCAGATAAAATAGGACTTATAATGGTTAGTAGATATGAAAATGGATTTGAGTATTACAACATAATAGACTCAGGTAACTCTGTAACGTTAGAAGTTTTAGATTGGGCCATACAAGCAGTACAAGAGGGTAAGATCAAGAATATAAGATATTTTATGAATAAAAGATGGAATAGTATTTCAATGGATCCTCAATTCATAAAATATTTTAATGAAAAAGAAAGTATTAAATAGATTATATGCGGGTATTCTCCTGGGAGAGGACTTAGCCTTCCAAGCTAAAGAAGCCGGTTCGAATCCGACTACCCGCTCCAATATTATAAATTATGAAACTTTTTGTATTATCACAAGACAAAGCTAACCATATCGTTTATGGTACTATCATCTTTAATGCGGCGTTATGTCTAGCTATACTGTTTGGTATTGGTAGTGAATTGCTAATTGCATCTATTGCAGTTATTGCCTTTGCTTTTGGCAAAGAGTTAGTAGATTATATTCGTAATAAGATAGATATCGGTAATGGTAGATTCCCTAATCATACTGTAGATTGGCTTGATGCCGCAGCTACAATTTTTGGTGGAATTCTTGCTATTTTACCAATATATATTTTAGGATAAAAATTTTAATAGAAAATTTTAAGCATAAATAGTTTTATCGGGGGCAGTAGTGGGCTACGGTCTTCCCTTGCACGGAAGATGTCTACAAGAGTTCGATTCTCTGGGCCTCCACCATATTTTATTATTTGCGTGATAAATACAGTATCACTTATAAGGAACTTTATCATGCAAGTACAAGCACTTATCAATGGCATTCTATACAAAACATACGAAGTAGCCACAGACGCACAAGGTTATTGGAATCCTAAACCTATCAATATGGCAATCATGCAAGATCGTCAATTAGGGCTATTAGCAGGATTTGAGCCAATAACTTCAATAAAATTAGTACCATTACACTAATAACATTAAACTCTTAAAATGGTTACCTGTCTTATTGACAGGTAACTATAATGTGCTATAATTTCATTTCAAATGCGGGTTAGAGCAGTGGTAGCTCGGCAGTTTCATAAGCTGCAGGTCGTTGGTTCGATTCCATCACTCCGCATCCAACTTTATAGGTGATAAATGAACCATAGTCGTACTCCTCAAATCGATATTCAAAAGTGTATTGATAATTCAGGCACAAACAAGTTTGAAATGATCTTACTAGCTGCCGCACGCGCAAAACAAATTCGTAAGAAAAATCCAGGTAGCTTGGAGCATGAGCATACACATGCGGCTGTTACAGCTTTACTGGAAATTCAAGAAAACAAATTAGATATGTAATATAAACTCGGTGTAGCTTATGGCTTCAGTAAATATGAAAAATACCGATTACTACAAATCGGGAAAACATAAAGAAAATTGTTTGAAAGCCATAAGCAAAGCTAATGAAGTTCAGACACAAAAATTATTTGCGCGTAAAGAACAATATTTATTGGCTCCATCAATTTGTAAAGGTTGTAATGATCTTTTAAAATTTGAAAAAAGAAAAAATTTATTTTGTTCTAAATCATGTGCTGCCAGTTTTAACAATACTGGTAGGAAACAAACTGAATCTTCTAAGAAAAAAGTTAGTGTAGCATTAAAGGGAAGAAAAAATCCATATGCTGTTCCTCCTATAAGACCAAAACATAGTCCCGTGACACATACTTGTAGGATTTGTGGTATTATCACAACTGTGGATTATGTGCTGAGAAAAAGAAGTACATGCGGTTCAGAATTTTGTCTGATCCAAGCCAAAGTAGGCGAAAGAAAATATCCAAATGGTAGGCGTAAACTCTTTTGGGTTTTTAACCCAAATCAAAATAAAGAAGTTTTATTAGAATCGTCATGGGAAGTAGAAATAGCAGAGTTTCTAATTGAACATAAGGTTAACTGGATAAGACCAGACCCCATTAAATGGATTGACGGAAATAAAAAAATTAGATTTTATTATCCTGATTTTTACCTACCTGATTTTAATGTTTATTTAGATCCCAAAAATCCATATGGTATGCATAGAGACAGATTTAAAATAGAGCAGGTATCAAAAATTATCACGTTGATTGTAGGTGAAATAAGTATTATTAAGGAATTCGTCAATCAAAAACTCTCTGTGGCGTAATCTGGCAGCGTGATGCGTTTGGGGCGCATCGGTCCTGGTTCAAATCCAGGCAGAGAGACCATAAATTTTATGAGGCATAAATGAAGAAATTAGCAATTTTAGGATTAGGCCATATTGGCATGAGTGTGTTTAATACGCTTAAACAGGATGATAGATTTGCTGTTACAGGTTATGACTTGTCTAACGGCCATGATCTAAGTAATACAGAGTTACTAACAACGATCATAAAATCAGTAGATGGTGTACTAGCCAGTACTCCCTTCTTCTTAAATATTAAAATCGCTGAAATTTGTAACCAAGAAGGTGTAGATTATTTCGATTTAACTGAAAGTGTCGATGTTACAAATTTTGTCAAAACACTAAACAACGCGGCTTTTGTCACACAATGTGGTTTAGCTCCAGGTATGGTAAGTATTATTGCTAATAAAATGGCAATTCAGTTCGAAAAAGTAAAAGATATTGAAATTCGTGTGGGTGCGTTACCAGAAAACGCTAATAATCACATGGGTTATTATAGGACATGGAATACTGAAGGATTGATTAATGAATACATTCATCCATGCCCAGCTATCAAGGAGGGTAAATTAGTATATTTAGATCCACTAGCGGATATAGAAGAAGTAATGCTTAATGGTGCTAGATTAGAGGCTGCAAACACCAGTGGTGGAATAGGATCGTTACCTGATAGTTGGTTAGGTAGGGCAGAGAATGTAAACTATAAAACATTGCGCTATCCGGGTCATTGGTCTATGATGCGCTTTTTAAAAGATGATTTGGGTATGAAAGAAAATTTTGATACCTTTGTAAAACTTTTTAATAATCATGTTCCCCAAACAAATAACGATTTTGTTTTTATCCTTATCAATGTAAAAGGATATAGAGACAACAAATATCAGATTCGCCAATATGGTAAAATTATTGAAGCCGCTCGGGGTATTACCGCTATTCAGAGGACCACTGCGGGAGGTGTAATGTCAGTTTTAGATAGTTGGGTGATAGGTAAGATAAATAAAAAAGGCTGGGTCAAACAAGAAGAATTAGATTTTGAAAGTGTTTGGCAAAGCAAGTATAGTGAAGCATATCGTTGAGGCAAATTATGTCAGGAAAAGGAAGTTCACCAAGGCCATATAGTGTGGATCAAGAAACTTTTGATAAAAATTGGGATGCTATCTTCAAAACACCTGTAGAGCGTGATGACGCTGTTGCCGAAGATGAAGCATTCAATGAAGTAGAGAAGTATAGAGAAGCAAATAAAAAGCATCCTTAACTCAAAAAATACTTAGGAACGTTAGCTCAGTGGTAGAGCAGGGCTCCTACAAAGCCAAGGTCGGGAGTTCAACCCTCTCACGTTCCACCATAATTATGTTATAAACACTATCCCAATTTAATTGGGTTTTGTTTAATATAAAAATTTTAATATTGTTTTGAATAGAAACTAATTTAATTTTTTCTGTATCTTTAAATCCTAATCTTGGGTTTATATTTTTTAATTAGAAAATCATTTTTTGGATCAAGGTATACATCATAGCTTGGCAGGTAAAAATCAGCTTCGTATGTTCTTTCTTTACCAAAGGGATCTATATATGATATTCTTTTGGGTTTGGTCCAAATAATATTATTTTCATCTAATGATTTGGCTAACTTCAATTCATATGTAGAACCTAACAATATTCCTTTATAATTTATTTTTTTGGATTGCCGAACACCACCAAATCCTCGTTCTTTGGCTTGTAATGATTGTTTGATGTATTTGCCTTGTTTCTTACATTCAATAGAACAATAGTTTTTGGATTTTCCGTGATGCCAAGTATAGGATTTAGTACAATATCCACATGATAGTATTTCTATTTTAGATTTTGGATTATAAAAATCCTTTAGTGTTTCTTTTAGTGTATCTTTTTGTTTTTGACGAGTTAGTTCGTCTCTTTGCGTATTATTAAATGCTGCGGCGCAGGAACGATCACAGAACTTATTTCTGCGATATTTATAGGACAAAGCTGCGGAACATTTGAAACATTTTTTGGGATTTTTATTGTAGGAATTTATTTTGTTGTTAGCATTTTTAATATGAAATTCTTTTGTACGTGACACACTTTTTTCTGCGGAGTCAAGAATTCTTTTTTTACCCTCTGTTGTATGAGCAATAATATAATGACTAAAAATGCCTTTGACTGATTTGATATCGTGGCAAATAATACAGGAGCAAATATTTGATTTATAATTCATTTGATATTCCTCGTTATAAATAATTTTGAACCAGACAGCCATCGATCCTCGTATGGTTGATTGTTTGGCGGGAATCAAACAATCTTATGGTTCACAAATATTTATGAAATATTTTTAGCAAAATAATTTTTACTATCATAGGTGAAGTGATAAGTAATAAAAAAGGAAAATAAAATGATTAGAGCAAGTCATATTTTAGTAGAACACAAACAACAAGCTGAAGTTATCAAGCAAATTTTAGATAATGGCAGTGATTTTGCTACATTAGCTTTTGTTTGCAGCCGTTGCCCCAGTGGTGTACAGGCTGGCGGAGATTTGGGCGAGTTTGATAAAGGTCAAATGGTTGCTGAATTTGATGAAGTTGCCCATAATATGGAAGTAGGTACAGTTAGTGATGTGGTCCAAACACAATTTGGATTTCACATCATCAAAAGAACAGCATAAATAAGTATACGCGGGTATGATGTAATGGTAACCTGAAACCTTGCCAAGGTTTATTCGCGAGTTCGATTCTCGCTACCCGCTCCAAATAAATAAAAATCAAGGTTACCAAAACATTTGATTTTTATCATCAATTCAACTATAATAGCATCATCGAATTAGGAATAGGTACAGCAAAAATTTAAATACGGATGGACTGGTTCGCCGGTCGAGGTGAGTTTCGATTTCTCACTAAAATAAAAAAGTAGGAAACTATTCCGTTTTATTTTGTTTTTTTTAGGATGGCAACAGCAAACTAAACTAACGACTTTCAGCAAATGCAGCAGAAGGTGGCCTGAAAAGCTAGTTGTAGGAGGACGAAAATCTTATGATTACAACTATCTATAGAAATATAGACGCTGATGGAACTGATGACGTTGGAAAGACAACTATGTTTTCAGTAGCAGAGAATTACTGATAGACAACATGAATTGTTGTTAGGGTCTATGGGACTGAACCTTAATTGGGGATGTGGGTAGACCAGAATACTAAACTTTACTTGTCCCATCCATCCTGTTATACCAAAAAACTTGTAGTAAACAAAAACTTGTAGTAAACTTAGATTTTAGAATGCTAACAGCAAATTCTATATTCAAACTTGTAAATTGAAATAAACGCATTCTGTAAGGAGAAAAAAATGAACGCATTTTTAAAAGCAGTACAAAACCAAGAACAACGTACCCAAAATGGTATGGTAGCTCGTAAGTCAACGGCTAACGCTGTTGTAGATTTGTTCTACAACATCGGTGCCTCACGTGGGAAAGACATCATCCCACAATTCACTAGTGCCTTTGTAGAAAACAAAGAACTGGCAATGCGGGTGGCACTATGGGCGCGCGATGTACGCAATGGCGCTGGCGAACGCCAACTGTTCCGTGACATTCTAGTCCATCTAGAAAAAATGGATCCAGAAAGCGCCGCAAAGCTAATCAACAAAGTACCTGAACTAGGTCGCTTTGATGATTTGTTTGTTTTCAATTCACCAGAATTGAAAGCTAAGGCATACAGCCTACTAGGCGACCATCTACGCAACAAGAATGGTCTAGCTGCAAAGTGGACCCCACGCAAGGGTAAAGTTGCGGCTGAAATCCGTCAGTTTTTCGGTATGACACCAAAGCAGTACCGTAAGCAACTTGTCAGCATGACCAAGGTTGTTGAACAGCAAATGTGTGCCCGTGACTGGGACAACATTGAGTTCAGCCATGTACCTTCACAGGCTAGCCGTATCTACAAGAAAGCTTTTCAACGCAATACTACAAAGTTTGCGGAGTACGTAGCAAAGCTAGTTAGCGGTGACAAGTCAGTTAAGGTCAATGCTGGTGCAATCTTCCCACATGATGTTATCAAGGGAGTGTTGAATGGTTGGACTATGACGCAGTTCACTAAAACTGAGCTAGACCATATCGTGGCACAGTGGGACGCGCTACCAAACTACGTAGGAAATGCTAGTATTCTGCCCCTAGTTGATGTATCGGGTTCTATGACTTGCCCTGCAGGTAAAAACACAAGTGTGACCTGCTTGGATGTTGCAGTTGGTTTGGGTCTGTACCTAGCTGACAAAAATCTAGGTGTATTCAAGGATACATTCTTGACTTTCAGTGGTAGCCCATCACTAGTTACACTAAAAGGTAACGTAGTTCAAAAAGCCCAGCAAATGCAAAAAAGCAAGTGGGAAATGAACACTAACCTAAATAAGGCATTTGAAAAAATTCTTAGTGTGGCAGTTCAGCATAACGTGCCAAAGAGCGACATGCCGCAAATGGTTCTAATCCTAAGTGATATGCAGTTCGACCAGTGTGTTCGTCACGATGATAGTGCTATGCAGATGATCGAACGCAAGTATGAGGCTGCAGGATACGATGCACCACAGGTCGTATTTTGGAATCTAAACTCTAGCGACAATGTGCCAGTAGCTGCCGATAAGAGTGGTGCGGCACTTGTTAGTGGGTTTAGTCCAAGCATCATGGCCAGCTTGCTAAGTGCTGACCCTGCTGCGTTTACACCTGAAGGGATCATGCTGAAAACGGTTATGCATCCAAGGTACGATATTTAACAAGTGATGAAATAAAAATGGGGCCTTAATTGGCCCCATTTTTTTGCATATAAAACCTTAATCCTTATGTAGTAATACGAGTTGTTCCATTTGACAAGAATGGTTTTCTTAGGTTTGCATTGTTAGCAAAAGTTGCGTTAGCACTGCTTGAAAAGCTTGAGGGTTGTGATGTTAAACCTGTAATCCACGATGACAAGTTTTGATTGAATGCAGTAGCACTTTGGAACATGCTGTTCATGTTGGTAACATTACCGACACTCCACGTACTAATATTTTGGTTAAAACTACTAGCGTCGCGGAACATTGCGTTCATGGTAGTAACATTGCCTACATTCCAATTACTGATATCTTGGTTAAACACCGTACAAGCAGCGAACGTATCACTCATGTTTGTTATAGTAGATGGGGGCGAGTTGCTGGGTAGAGAGGTCAACTGATTAGCACCATAAAATCCACCAAATAGTCCTGTTAATCCGGTAGTTCCCCAAGATGTTACACTTTTAAGCCATGTTTGAACCATAAAAGGATCCCCATAATTAGTCATGGTGCCTGTTATAGTTATGGTGTAAGTTCCTGTACTTGCGTATGTTTTAGAAACGCTATCACCAAGTGGTGAGAAAGTTCCTACCCTTGATGTAGTTGTGCCGTCCCCCCAATTTATAACACAATTACATGTGCCATTAGCAGGTAGCCGAATTACTCTGGTGCCGTAAGGTGTACTAGAAGGTACATCTACAGTTAAAACCATAGAAGGGTTAGGGGGTGTGGGAGGTGGAGATAATGCAATCCCACCTGAAATAGTTATTCCTTGCAAGTTCATGTTTGTTCTCCTAAAATAATGCTACAACTATTTATCATTATAACTGTATTTTAGTATTATTTGGCGATAAATGTAGTATCGGGGTTACTATATCTGATAAAGGGTGAAATGAAAATGGGGCCTTAATTGGCCCCATTTTTTGGCTATAAAGCCTGATTATACGCCAGCAGTATTAGTGCTTGGGAATGCACGATTGTCACCCCAAATGATGCGAACCGCGCCACTACCAGCCGCGCCACCGGCTGAGTCATCGTTAGCACCACCGCCACCGCCACCATATGTTCCACCAGTGCCACCAAAGGTAACGTCAGCTGGAGTACCATTAGTTCCACCAGAACCACCCGAACCACCGTCTCCACCGAAAGTAGTGCTTGGTGCACCAGCACCGCTTGTACCCTCACCTAGAATTCCAACACCGCCTCCAGCACCACCTTTACGCTTGTTATCGTTACTGTCCTCGTTGGAGTGGCCAGCACCACCACCGCCACCACCACCTGAGCCATTAGCTCCAAAAAGAGTATTTGCATTGCCACCATTTCCTGAGTAGCCGCCAGCACCACCGCCACCGCCACCCCATCCCTGGCTCGCGGTACTAGACCCTCCGTTACCGCCTCCATCACCCACAAAAACTCCTCCGGACTGTCCAACATTGGTGGACGAGCCGAGCGCGCCTGGAGGAGTACCCCCGCCCGCGCCAAGGACAACAGCGGTACTTATAAAATAACTATTACCACCGTTAGCTACAGGCGTGGTCGGGCTGCTATTTACAGGTGCAGTTCCTGCTGCACCTACAACCACAGTATAGCTTTGCCCCGGGGTAACCGATATATTATTTTTCCAACCTAGGCCACCACCACCACCGCCGGCACGGCGCCCCCGGCCACCCCCACCTACACATACAACACAAACGCTAGTAACACCCTCAGGTGCAGTCCAACTATATGTACCTGCTGTTGTATAAGCTTGTTGACCTGTTGGAGGAGGAGGCGGTTGTTGTAAAGTAAATCCACCTGTAAAAGTCATTCCTTGTAAATTCATTATTGTTCTCCTAAAAGATTGTTATCTGTATTTATCATTTAGTATTTTTTTTCATTCTTTAGTAGATAAATAAATGTAATATCTTTTCAAACCTAAGGGAGGGGATATGTCAAAAATAGTAGATGAATTAATCGCCGACGAAGATCGCGAAGCTTGGGAATATGACTACAGCATAATGATTGCTTGTAATTTTATAAAAAATAAAATGATTCCTCTTTTAGAAGATTTTGAAGAAAATAACACAGATGATAATTATATTGATGGTTCTGCCACTCACGCATTATTCATTACACTAATCCAAATCTTAGGTGAAATGGGCTTTACTGAAGAAGATTTGAAGGATGAGGTAGAAACTTATCTAAATTCTTCTTTGGGTGAAACTATACATTGAAAGTAAGATTCATTTATCAAGGTAATACATGGCTACCTGACCAAGAAAAGGTAGCCACAAAATTGTGTGAGAATGTAGCACAAGTCATTGTTTTACCTAATGAAATTGAAATCGAATTTGCTAACTTGGCTCCCAATGTATATGGTGAAACATTGTTATCGGGCAGATTCAAGAACAGATTTAGGATAAGTACCGTTCTTTCTCCCAAAGAAATTATCAAGCCTGTAGTACATGAATTGATACATGTCCATCAGGTGCATACAGGTAAGCTTAGTGTCATGAGGGACGGCACCCACATATGGATGGGTAAGCAATATAGAAATGTGGATCCCAAATTATTAGAGAACGCTGCCTACAACAATTTACCCTGGGAGCAGGATGTTAGTGACCAATTAGACTTCATCCTAAAGTCAGCTATTGCCAAAACTTGACAATAAATAGCCCATTTGTTATACTATGGGCTATGAATCAAAAGCAGAACATTACGGCTATTCTTTACGATAAAAAAGGCAAGATCCTTTCTATCGGCAAGAATTCCTACGTCAAAACTCATCCGCTTCAAGCTAAATCGGCTCAGGCGGTGGGTGAGGACTATAAGATTTTTCTGCACGCCGAGATTGACGCACTGGTCAAGGCTAAGAATTGGGAGCGGGCGTACAAGTTAGTGATTACTCGCTTTACTAAAGATGGTAAGCCTGCTCTGGCTAAACCCTGTAAAATTTGTCAACATGCGATAAAAATGGCTGGGATTAAGCGGGTTGAGCATACTTGACAAATAATACCAATCCTGCTATAATACGGGTATTGTAGATCAAGAGGCAAGCATGAAAGAAATCAACGGCTACTACGTGGAATCGCGTACTTTTGTCACTGGCGAACTTCCGATTCAGGCTTATGGCGTCCACGGAGGCCGTGAGGACTTCGATGGTCGCGAGTGCCGCAGTATGTGGGCTGGCTGTATCGACGCTGTGGAATATATCCCCACAGGTGCAGTTACCGTCGTGGAATCCGAAGGGACCATTGTCCCCCGGAGTCGGCCCCGATAATTTGACAATAAATGCCCATTCTGCTATAATATGGGTATGATGAATGAGAAAGCACGCAAGCGCAGGACTGACAGGAATCACGTTATCTACGTGATTACGAATCGGGTCACTGGCGAGCAGTACATCGGTCTGACTGTGCTGGGCTATCGTGGTTCGGTCAAGCGCACTCTTCACCGTAGGATGCAGAAGCACTATCAACGGGCTCTGGCTGAGAACAAGGTTTGGGCTCTGTCGCAGTCGCTTCGCGAGTATGGTGCTGAGGCGTTTGAGTATGGTCTGGTTGAGGTTGTGCGTGGTAAGAAAGAAGCGCATGTTCGCGAGACTGCGCTAATCAAGGCGTACAGCCCGGCTCTGAACACGTTTAAGTGAGGTAATGAAATGGCAAAGATGACTAAAGCGGAAAAGCAGGCACTGGAAGTGATGGCTAAGCAAGGCGCTTGGAATGAGTTTCGGGCCAGCTACCCTGAACGCTTCGCCGCCCTGTTGTATGAATTTGGTAAGCTGGATGTTGTTGAGCCTGAGAATTTTAGTGTCGAACGGCTTGGGCACCTCACATATCTGTTCAAGGGTGAAGTCCACTACCCAGTGGAAGCAAAACTTTATGTCACGCTTCCCGAAGAATATCAACCTGATTATGTTTGGCAGTTTGAAACTATCGAAGGTGTAGTGGCAGAGTATTACGCCAAAAAGGCTGAAGCCGAACGCCAATATCAAGTCAGGCGCCAAGCTATGGAAAAGGTGCGTAATACTCTGACTGCTGAAGAACTGAAACTTCTGGGACTGTAATATGCCAATCCCACCAGACTATGAACAGGAAATCCTTAGGTCTGGCATGCATTTTATGCGTGCCATTACCGAGGCATATGGTAGTGAAGAAGGTATGAAACTTTGGGACACGATTGCTAGCACACTCGACCCTGACATCAAGGGCAAGATTTTTTTTGCTATGCTGACAGGCGAGTACAATGACCGTCTTACTATTCAGTTAGACATGACTATGTACCGAACCCATGTGCCCCGTGTCGAGGGCATCAAGGCTATCCGTACTGTAACGGGTATGGGTCTAAAAGAAGCAAAGGATCTTCACGATAGCATGGCTTTGGGTAAAGTAGAGAAGATTACCATCGATCCTGTTCGCCGCGCTGACGCTATTAGGACCTTGGCTGGTGTTTACATCCGTGCCCACTGATTTGACAATAAATGGATTTGGGTGTAAAATACACACATACACTGAGATATCGGCTATGACGCACCAAGAACTTATTGAGAAACGGATTCAAAACAAGGGCATTAAAGCCGACGATATCAAGCATCCTACTTTGCTGACTAATGACCAAATCGCCAGTATTGAGGTAGAAAAGATTTACGAGTGGGTCAAGACTGGAGTCTGGAAGCAAAAAGACTTCAAAAAGTGGCTCCGCGTTATGTGCGTGATTGATTGAGGAAATAGAAATGCGTAAAATGGCAACGATCAGAAAAATTGACGACATTCGTCCTATCGAAGGTGCGGATGCCATCGAATGTGCGGTGGTTGGTGGGTGGCAAGTAGTCGTCAAAAAAGGCGAGTACAATGTAGGCGACCTTGCGGTGTACTTGGAAATTGATAGTTTTGTGCCGCATGAACTGGCTCCGTTCCTGAGTAAAGGACAAGAGCCCCGTGAGTTCAATGGTGTCAAAGGCGAGCGACTTCGCACGGTCAAGCTTCGTGGAGTCACCTCACAAGGATTACTCCTCCCACTTAAAAGAGTTGAATGACCGAATAGTGGTATAAATAATAGTGACTATTTACAGTTAAACTACAGGGACACTATTATGCAGATATATCAAATCCTAAACAAGATTACTGGAAAATCTTATGTCGGAAAATCGAAAAATTATCAAAACAGATTTTTAAATCACAAGAAGGCGGCACAAAATAAATGTAATCGCCGTCTATATGATTCTATGAATTATCACGGAATTGAAAATTTTGAATTAATTCTATTAGAAGATTTGGGCAATGTGACTAGGCAGGAAGCGAACGATAAAGAAACGTTTTGGGTGTCAAAGTTAAACACATTGGTTCCTGATGGATATAATATGACCCCCGGTGGCGATGGGGGAAATACCCTTGAATTTTGGAGAGATGTTGATAAACAGAAGTTATGGGAGCAACAGGCGAAGTCTCGTACCGGAGTTAAAAAAACTGAGTCAGCAAAAAGAAAAATGTCAATTGCTGCTAGTATTAGAGAAGCAAATAAGACTACTGATGAAAAAAGAATCATAGCCGAGAAAATTAGCAACACTAATAAAGAAAAAGGCATTAGTCCTCCAGAGTATACCAAATGGAAGAAAGGTCAAGTCGGAGCCTTCACTGGAAAAAAGCACACAGCCGAGACTAGTAGAAAAATTAGTGTAGCAAGGCAAGGTAAAACATATGAGGAATTGTATGGAGAAGAAATTGCTAAAGTAGAAAAGGCAAAACGAAGTAACAACTGGAAAGGCAATAAGAATCCTAGGTATGTTGAATTCTCTCTAGAACAAAAACAACAAGTAATTGACATTTTGCAGACTAAAAAAATGAAGATGTATGAAATTGTTGATTTGTTAAAGTTAAGAAAATTTAGAGAATGGTTACGGGAAATAAATGTAACCAACTATCAAGTAATGTATAATACACTGACCGATGACCAGTGGTGTCTATTTTGGAAGAATGTAAAGTTATAATTAAAACGTAAATTATTGTCGAAATCTACTGCAACTATCGTGGTTGACAATAAATCGGGTTAGTGTTATACTACAAACTAAACAAGGACATATGATGAAATATGTATTAGTATTAGCAAACGGCTCCGAAGTTAACGTAGAAGAAGGTGACGACGTATCCGATCTCCTCGGCATCGTCAAGTACGAGCCGCCTGTTCCTGCCCAGCTTGCGGGTGAGGTTCGCGGAGTGTTCCCTGGCTTCATCCCCAAGACCGATCAGGAGCGTATTCAGAACCTGACTGCCGAGCTTGAGGAATGGAAGGCTGAAAAACTTTCGTGGGAAGTCACTGAGAAACTTGATGGGTCGTCAATGACGGTTTACGTCATGGGCGATGATTCGGGAGTGTGCAGCCGTAACCTGAACCTGAAAGAGAATGCCGACAACAGCCTGTGGCGGGTCGCGATCCAAAATCGTCTGATTGAAAAGATTCGCAGCACTGGTCGCAATCTGGCTCTACAAGGCGAGATTGTAGGTGAGGGTATTCAGAAGAATCGGTACAAGATCAAGGGTCAGGACTTCTACCTCTTCGATATTTACGACCTTGATATGGGTAGGTACCTGAACCCCACAGAGCGGCGGGATCTTGCCAAATCGCTTGACATCAAGCACGTCCCTGTGCTAAAGTCGGATGAAGTGCTGGAAGTCTGTAATGTGGATCATATTCTAAAGTGGGCTGAAGGTGTGGCTACTTGGGGTGGCATGGAGCGCGAAGGTATCGTGTTCAAGTGTAACGAGCGCGAAGTGTCGTTCAAGGCTATCAGCAACAAGTTCCTGCTAAAGGGAGGTGAATGATGAACGAACGAATTCGAGAACTTGCCGAACAGGCTGGCGGCCATCCTAACTATAAGGCTTTCCGCGGATATTTCCTTCCGCCGCCCCCGAACTATATCGATCCTGCTACGGTAGATTTGGAAAAGTTCGCCGAGTTGATCGTCAAGGAATGTGCTTGGACTGTGCGAATGACAGAATTTGGACAGAAGATAACACAGGAGCAGATTGCTCGGCACATCGAAGACCATTTTTTTGGAGTCGAAGAATGAACGAAAGAATTCAAGAACTCTCTGAGCAGGCTATCAAGGAAGTTGGTCCTGACGATGATGACAACGGTGCTAAAGAAAAGACTTTGGAAAGATTCGCCGAGTTGATTGTAAAAGAGTGCTTGGCTATTATGGAAAATTGTGAGGGTGACCTTGATTTTGCCATTTACAAAACCAAGAAAGATTTTGGAGTTGAATAATGAGCCCTGAATTAGAACGAAAACTTTTTGAAAAGTATCCTAAAATCTTTGCCCAACGAAAATTGCCAATGACCCAAACGGCAATGTGCTGGGGCATTGAAACTGGAGATGGTTGGTATACTATTTTGGATAAACTATGCCACCAAATTCAGCATCATGTAGATTGGAAACGAAAGCAACGTGCTAGAAATCTTCGTCACCAACGCGCAATTAGGCGCGCCTTAAAAGGTGATAAATTAGCATTGCTTAGGTTTCATGCGTTTAATGGAAATGTTACAGAACACACATACAAATACGTTGACGATGATATCGTACAAGCAGAGCAAGGTAAGCTGCCCATGATTCAGCCCCGAATGGCTAAAATTCAAGCTGTTCAGGTTAAAGAAAAATTTGGCACATTGAGATTTTATACCAATTACAGTGATGATTACATCGATGGGCTTATCGCAATGGCCGAAAGCATGACAGCCGTTACTTGTCAAGAATGCGGTAAGCCAGGCAAAGTTAGAGGTGGGGGATGGATTTACGTAGCTTGCGATGAGCATACCAGCGTAAATGATTTAGATGATGAAGAGGATGCCGAATAATTTGACAACATAATTTATTATTGATAGGATAATCAACATGAAAAAGCATACTATTGAAGTTCAAGAAACGCCTGAGGGTGACGCATTCATCGAATTTCCTGAAGAAGTTCTACAAGAAGTTGGCTGGAAAGAAGGTGATACACTAAAATGGATTGACAATGAAAATGGGAGTTTTACTTTGAAAAAAGCCGAAGAAACAGAATGGGTACTGGTTGAAACTGTTAGTCAGTTTCGTATGCGCTATATGGTTGAAGTACCTTTAGGTAAAAAAGACTGGGCATTGGATACTGTTACTTGCGAAGAAGCAAAAGAATTTAGCCAGAAGCATTTGGGCGAAACTATTGTTTCTCATCGTGTAGTTAGTGAAGATGAAGCACTAAACATCTTTGACCAAGATAATGATTATCTAAAATCTTGGACAAAAGAAGTAAAAATGAAAAATGCTTTCACAACCCGTGAAGATGCAGAAGCTAAACGCAACAATCCTGACGAGGAATAAAATGCTACCCGCAGATACAAGTACATGGACAGATAGCGATTGGGTTGAAATGCGTGATTGGCTTAGGGGACTATTGGCTAAAAATAAAATCACAGTAGTCTTTACTAAAAAGGATGGTACTGAACGTACAATGCTATGCACTACCAACTATGAAATGATCCCACAAATCGTAGAAGAAAGTAGTGAGCCTAAACGACAGAAAAAAGAAAACCTAGATACTCTAGCCGTCTATGATTTAGAGAAAAAAGGCTGGCGTAGTTTTACGGTAAAATCAATCAAGAGTGTAGCGTTTGAGCTATAAAGAAGGTGTGAAAATTCATTTAGGATGAGTAGCACCCGATAAATATCAGTATGATTGATTTTACTCCCATTTATGAAGAAGGTAATACTCATTACCTGAGCGGTAGGTTTGCTGAAGCAAAAGCTTGTTACGAAAAAATTCTGACTTATATTAAAGATAATACTACTGTTTGGCATAATCATGGGTTAGCCTGCAATCAATTAGGTGATTACGAAAGTGCTATCAAAAGTTTTGAATATCCTATTTCACAGGAATACGCAGAAAGTTATATAGGTAGGGGTGCTGTATATCGCACTATTGGCAAGTACAAAGAAGCCATGCGAGATTTTGCTATGGCATTCGTTATCGACCCTACACACGGTGTAGCATATTCCAACTATGCCAATTCTTTAAGAGAATTTGGAAGGCCTGATTTGGCTGTGCCATTTTTACAAACCGCTATTAGGTTGAATGATACAGACGAACAAATTAAACTGAATCTATCAGTATGCTATTTGACAATGGGCGAGTTTGATAAGGCTTGGGAACATTATGATTCACGTTGGTATTTCAACGCTACTTCATCTTTCAAACCACAATTACCTGGCATTGAATACGATGGTAGTCAGGACATCAAAGATAAAACTATACTGGTATATGGTGAGCAGGGATTTGGAGATCACATACAATTTTGTAGGTATATAAAATTAGTAGAAGAGTTGGGGGCAAAGGTAGTATTTGCAGTAAGACCTCAACTTGTAAAATTCTTTGCTTATAATTTTCCTAATGTAAATGTGGTAGCACAAAATAACTTGCCCTATTTTGACTATCATGTGCCACTAATGTCGTTACCTGAAATTTTCAATACTACTATTAATGCTATTCCTTATCCACAAAAGTATTTGGATGTAAGTCAATCTGCTATTGAAAAATGGTACAAAAAATTAGGGCCAAAATCTAAATTAAGGGTGGGTATTACATGGAGTGGCACCAAGGTAGCATTCATTACTAAATTTCGCAGAGTGCCTTTACAAGACATGCTGATACTAAATTTACCTAATGTTGAGTTGGTAAATGTAGCCTATGATGTTACACCTGAAGAAAAAATAATTATGTCAGAAAACGGTATTAGGGATTTTTCTGCGGAACTTACAGATTTTGAAGATAACGCAGCATTGATTGCTAATTTAGATTTAGTAGTAACCGTTGATACTGTAACAGCGCATTTAGCAGGTTCTCTAGGAATCCCAACTTGGGTTATGCTTGCTGATTATGGCTGCGATTGGAGATGGTTCCTAAATAGAACCGACAGTCCCTTTTATTCATGCATGAAACTGTTTAGACAAAGGGGTGATGGTAGGTGGGATCCTCTATTAGAGGAAATGAAACAACTTTTAGTAAAACTTTCTTGAAATTATGAAGCGCAATTTTATTCCTACAAAAAAGAAAAATAACCAAAACTATAAAGACGACGACTTTCCCAAGATGAAGTTGGTTAAAACCAAGGATCAGTATAAAAGAAAGCCCAAGTATTCCTCAAAAGCCTGGGATATAGGTGACTAACTACCTTTATTTGACAACAAATCCCTATTCTGCTATAATACGGTTATAGTAAATCATTAGGTGATAAACATGGCTGCTGTTTTTGTTACCCGCAATGGTGTTCAGTATGATACCCGTCACGGTGGTCCCTTCGACCGTGGTTCTGCGGATTCGTACTACCGTCGTGATTTCCGCCCCCACTACTTCGTAGGCAAGACTTACCAAAGCGAAGAGATTATCCCTGTACCAGGTACCCCTGAGTATGACGCCTACAAGGCGGGTTGGGAGTATAACGAGGAAATGGGTAACTTCAAAGACTATTGACAATAAATCGGTTTGGTGCTATAATACTTGTATTGATTGATTAGAGGAGCCCTGAATGTTCGTGATTCGTGAGACAGAAACAGGTGCATTTTGTACTGGCCACAAAGTCCGTTCATTCAGCATGGACATGCAAACTGCGGCACTGTTCGTATCCCGAGCCAATGCTGAAAAAGCTATGAAGGCTATGTTCAAGGATGCGAAAAGCGGTCAGCAATATAATATTTGGGCTATTGACAACAAGTATTATCATCCTAATATTCAAGCATATATTGACCAATGCGTTAACTCAACCAAGCCCGATATAGCTGCCTACATTCGTGACACATACACCGAAAAAACTTGCATTATGGAAGTCGTTGAAGTCAAATTGACTTTGGCTTGACAATAAATAGGTTTGGTGCTATAATACACTTATACACTGAAGAAACGGATTTTTGAAATGACCAAATTCTTTCACATTGTCTATGTCCATCCCGTAGAACTCGGCGAGCCTAACCTGGCGAAGGTCCTGATGGAACGAGAGTTTGATAATAAGTGGGCCGCAGATAATTGGATTACATCATTCAATGAATTTGCAGCCGGCGCCGAGAAGGCAGTCTACCATGGATGTGTCAACGATGAAACTGGGGAACTGGTCTAATATTTTCCCAAAGTTTGACAATAAATACCCTTTCTGTTATAATCTTTTTATCGTAATCACTAATAGCGAGTTTTTGAAATGAAGCGTGAATTCCTCCAGTTTGAAGTCAAGCGCAGCAAGTCGCGTAACCATCAAGTCCTGTTCGATCGGGAACTGCCCTTCAAGCCCCGTACGGAGAAGTCGAAGATGGCTTATCAGCGCAAGCCGAAGCACGCCAACAAGGGTTGGGAATAATCATGGGTTACAATACTGCTATCGTGGTCATGAATGACGCTCTCAGCGCCATCAAGGATGACCCCAAGTTTGGCGAAAATCTGTACTACGCTGTCCTCGAATCGCAACGAGGCAAACCGGTCGACATTCCCGCGCATACTTACCGTGACGGTGAAGTTAGGGGTGTTTACTGTAATGCTGCTACGGTGGTAAGTTGCGCTCATGCCGATGATCCACAGGTCGTGGTAGTGAAATACAACACGGGTTATGCCGCCAAATACAAGGAAACGCTACCCGATCATGTGATCGAGGACATGAAGTGGGTCCTCAAACAACACGGCTATCGTGTCAGCAAAGAACCCAAAAAGGAAGTAGCATGATGTTTTGGGAATGGTTTGACTTTCTATACGAAACAGTAATCTTTTTGTGTGTAGCATACTTTAGTGTTATGACGGCTTTTATGCCAAGACCTAAATATATACATGATAAGGAGCAAAATGATGAATCAAATTGATTGGAATGAATATCATCGTCTTGTTGAAGAATTTAAAAAGCAAGGTCTTCCTGATTGTTTGGCTAAAATCATGTCCTATGAAAAGCTAAAAATGAAAGAAGTCTATTCACCCTTTGAAACTATCAATTCGTAATCATGACTAGAGAGCAGTGGTGGGCATTTTGTGAAAAAAATGTCCTAAAATTGGATTGTATGCCAACCTATGAAGAGTTCTGTAATAATGAATTTCTTTGGTCTTTTGAACCTCTAATGACTAAATTTAAATATAAGATTTCGGTTGAGGGAAAAGTTCTGTATGTAGACCTCACTAGGATGAAAGACAACAAAACAAAACGCTATACTTTCATCGCAACTGATTTACCTTACCCCCTAGCTACTAGGCCTTACCGCCAATTCATGTCCAGTCTAACCGACGATCAGTGCGAAGCTCTCCTGAAAGGTTGAGCCAAAGGAAAAACAAATGCTTACCTCCGACATTAAGGATGAAATATTTTCTCATTTTTTGTCAGAAATGAAATCAGGTCCAGAAAGAGCATTAAGCGTAAGTTTTAGTAAATATGCCGTGCTTAGAGACAAGTTGATCGAAGAATATTTCACTATTACAGGAATTCCTAAGGAAGAATTTCATAATGTCATAGCTAGAAAACTAGCTAGTGTGCTCCTTTCTAGGAAACCCTGGTATTGACATTAAATGCCCATTCTGTTATAATATGGGTATAGTCTGAAATCACTAGGAAATAGCAATGGCAAAGCGTAATCGTCAACCGCAAGTCACTTACTCCACTGATGTTGTTTTCGCTGCTGCGTGCTACGCGGACCGCATCAACGGTGGAAACTATGTCAAATTTTCTACTGACAGTCTCGGCAACATTGTCGCCACGAACCGTGAACTGATGTTCAAGGCTCTGGAAGATAATACGGTCATCACGCAGGCCGATCGCGATGCGGGTGAAGCAGTCCGCAAATATTATCACTCTTTTACCTTCAAGATCCTCAAGGGTGTCAGGCTGTCGGAGTTCGACAACACGGCTATGCTCATCGCCAACAAAGAGGAAGTTACTGGCAACTACGATGTTGCGGTTGCTGCGGCTCTGCCCAGCTGCCATCGTAGGGCAGTCGCCCGCGATCAGGCTGACGCTAAAGTCAACTTCGCCAGGGGCGGACTCATCGGCAAGGTGGGTGACAAGGTTACTGCTAGCGTCGAAGTCACTAAGGCTGTGTTCAGCCAGCAATGGGGTGTGTTCTTTCTGACGGCAATCACCGATCAGGATCAGCCCGTGTTCTTCGCTTACAAAAAGCAAGTGGCTGCGGGCACTACGCTCAAGATTCAAGGCACGGTGAAAGCTCACCGCGACAACACCACGCAACTCAACCGAGTCAAGGTCATCTAATGAGCAGGATTTTTGCTGACCGTGTGCTTTCAGTAATCACAGGAGAAGAGAACGGTACCTGCGTCAACCTACGCTGCGTAGCGATCAGGAGTAAAGTTCAGCCTAAAGCAACCTTCTACCACTTTCCTACCAAGTCTTGGATCTGTCTGGGTTGTGCCCAAAAGATGAATTCTCAAGCGGCAAGGTTTGGTACTAAGAAGGAAGCATTTCCCGCCCCAGAATATATCATGGAACTGCTGAAACAATAAATAATGGATGGGACTAGAATCATGGGTTTATGTCGCACCAAGACCTCATTATCGTAGAGAGTATGAGGCTACGGGTACTTGGGACAATGACCTGAGCCGCTTCGTAAACCCAAACATGGACCCACCCCGAATAATCGCACATTGGAACAAACACTCTAATTTACATCAATGGATGATGAAGCTGTACTTTGAAAAAGGTGGTACAGGTGACTTCAATGGTGATGAATTAGAATTGCTTTGGGACGATATCAAACGACTAGAATTGGACATCAAAGAAGGTAGGCTCAGAAATAACTGGAGATCAGGTCTAGCTTTTGGTTTAAACTTTGGAGCTTTTGGTTCACCTCAAGATGACTTTTATTCCGATTATGATGTAGAATTCTGTATCAACGCTAAAACTGAACTATTTTTAGGTCTTAGAATTTTTTACAATTCAAGCTGGTAAATCAAAATGGGTCTTGACGCATACGGGTATTCGGCTAGTGAGCCAGGTGTTCGTGCTAAATGGTGGGAAAATGCTAAGTGGGATAAAAAGACAGGTGAGTATGTATCCACCTTTCCTAAACACCATGAAATTCAATATTGGCGAAAACACCATAAACTACAGGAGTGGATGCATAACCTTTGGGATGAAAAGGGCAGACCTGGAGCCGTAAAAGATCCTCATTGGGGCGAAATTTTCAATGGAGTAGAACTTGAACTGACTTGGAATGACATTCAACGCTTACAAGACCATATCAATGATCCTAAAAATAAATGGCACTGCTATTATTATAATCAAGAAGATATCCAATTTTGCCTAGACGCTAAAGAACAAATTTTTCTATTCCGTAAACGAGTATTTTACAATTCAAGTTGGTGAAGAAATGTATAGATATGATCCAGGATTTAATAAAAATGTTGGTTTCAATACCTACCGTGAAATTCAAAAGGTAGAAGAACTAGCCAATAAATTGGGTTTCAAATTTACATACCCAAAACATCATGGGGCTGATGCTGATTATTTCAGTTTAGTTCCTATTGATAATGATGCGTTACCAATCTATAGCCGCGACGCCCAATTATTTACGGGTACATTAGGCGACGTAGATGCTTGGCTCCGTGGTCTACAATGGGCCCGAGATTATGATACAATGCTCAAAGTGTCTGATTCTAAAAAGCGCGAGCGTAAGGAGCAGGATGCGCGTAATCGTAGGTTAGTTGAAATCCTAAAACATGAACAAAATAAAGAGGAAACCAAATGAAGGTTATTGCTAAAGTGGATAGTCAGCGGGTATTGTGTGAAGTATCTATTGAGGAGCTTGCCTTCTTGAATGGATATAAAACCACCTATACTGATGGGTGCGACATAAACAAAATGTCAGCAGTCGGTGCCGAATGTAATCTGAAGAAAATGGTTGTCACTAGTCAATTTGTTCGCAGTATTAGGCCCGCAGCCCTCAAAGAAACAAAAGAAAAACTACAGAAACTAATTTCAAACATTGAAGAAGCAGAGTCAATTATTGCCGAAATGGAAGTGTTCAACATCTTATCTGAGGAAAAGCAGATTGGAGAATAAAACTTGAGTGACCTCTTAAAAGGTTAGACTGGCAGGTGAGTCAGTTTAGAAACTAAATTTTTTTATAAGTTGAAAGATTGAGTATGGCTACTCTTATACACTTGAAATGCTCCATGCCAAATTGTTTTAATACAGTGGGTTTACATAGGGGTAAACAAAATAAACAGGTTTGCTCGGCGCATAGAACGCATAGAAAAAGTGAAGTTGATGCTTGGAAAATGGAGCAGGGATGCTCAAACAAAGATGGACATTATGGGTTTGTTTGTGTATCTAGGCTTATTTTAGATCCAGTAACATTGGATATAAACCATATAGATGGAGATAATAATAATAGGCAGGAAAATAATATTGAAATTTTGTGTAAAATGTGTCATACTTTGGTTACTTTTAAACACGGGCACCATAAAAAAGTAAGCCCTAGTCGTAGGTTGGTTCCTGCTGATACAGGGTTGTTTGAATTTTAGTGATATTTATTTAAAAGGAAATAATATGGAACTTACTAGGACAAATCACAAAGGGTAATATATATGGTAAATCCCTTCGTCATAGACGAAGTTTTTGATAAAACTCTTAAAAAAACATATGAAACAAGAACTATATTGAATGAATTAAAAAATAGGGGCCCTATGGATTATTATTCAACTAAAAGCATAGTTAATTTTGCCATAAGTTTGCGCGAGCCTAATAAAGTTTGGTTAAACATTGAAACAGGTCGAAAATTAAAAACCTGGATTGATAAAGGATGGATAGTTTCAGTTTATAAACATAAAGGTTAAAAATTTGACAATAAATCCCATTTCCTGTATAATAGGAATATACAGTCGATAAACGGGAAAGCGAAATGCGGCAACTGGAAACGGAACATAAATCGGCAGGTCAGTATGCTTGGTTCGCCCAGCGTGACGCCCGTATACGTAGTGCCGTCAATAGTTCACTGTACACGGAAAAGCAAAAAGTCCGCGCCGAGCGGCTGAAAATGGCTCTGGGACTCTTTGTGCGCGCCGAAGAAATTTTTATCGAATATCGCAAAACTTTCATTAGCGTCAAGGTCCACAAGCCCAGGCTTGTCAATCGCAAGGAACTTGCCCTGATTGAGAATGACTGGTCCAAGGAAAACATCGTTAAGGTCATGACTAGCCAAGGTTTCACTTATCGGCTGCCGGCTTGACAATAATTCCCCACTGTGCTATAATACGCTATACGCTGAAATTTTAGGGGTTTTAAGTATGTGGTCCCGTCGTAGTGCTACTGATCGCAAGTATGAAGCTGCTCGCGCCCGTCAAATGACTGAAGAAATGGCTGCTGCCCTTCGTACTAACATCCCCAGCATCGTGCGAGCGCAAGCTAAACGGGAGAAGGAACTTCCCAGCATCGACCTGAGCAAGTGTGATTACCACAAAGGTACTAAATCGCTTCGCCTCGTGTCAGAATACATGGGTATGCCCGAGCAATTCCTCGTAGTCAGCCATCACACTGGTAAGGTCGTTCGTTTCGTTCAAGTTGGTCCCCATGATGTTCTGTACGATGAAGATGGCTACGATGGCGAAGTAAAATACTATCGACCGATGGGTGACGTTCCCAAAGTCGATTATCTGGTTATCTATCACGCATATTGAGAGACTAAAAAATGTCCGCATCTTGGATCAAAAAACTAAACGAAAGTGACAGCCGCCTCCATAAAGAGGATGTTATCCGTCAAGCCCTTGAGGCTGCAACGCTGGGTAGCGTTAACTCACAGGTGTTTCTGTCGCTAGCACATGCCTGCTACAATCCTTTCATCACCTTCAATGTCAGGCAAGTGCCGACTACTGTGGGGATCGTTGACGCTGAGAATCCCTGGGAAGAATTCAATGACCTGCTGCTCCAACTATATGAGCGCAAGCTAACTGGCAACGCCGCCCGTGATGCGGTTGCGGAAATGTCCGAGCGGTTCGACAGTGAAGAATGGAATCTGTTCTGTGCCCCTGTTATTCGTAGGGATCTTCGCGCAGGCATTTCTTCTATCACTATCAACAAAATCTGTAAAAAATCCAAATACGAAATCCCCACGTTTGGGTGCCAGCTTGCGACTAATAACGAAGGTCGTCCCGAAATGAAAGGTGTCAAGCGGCTTGAACCCAAGCTTGATGGCGTGCGCGTTCTTCTTATGGTAATCCCCAATGATTCGGGTGAAATTACTACCGTCTGCTATAGCCGCAATGGTAAAGTCTTTGAAAACTTTACGCACATTGAAGAGCAAGTTAGGGCTAAATTTGGCGAACTAGTTAGGGCTTCTACTGGTGTCAACAAAGTGTTCGCCCGCAGCCTACTGAATGGTTTCGTACTTGATGGCGAAGTTATTGGCAATAGCTTTCAGGAACTGATGCGTCAAGCCCGTCGCAAGGAAAATGTGCAGGCGGAAGATAGCGTATTCAATGTATTCGACATTATCCCGATTGAGGATTTCCGTCGAGGATTTTGGAATGCTCAACTATCTCAGCGTATTGAAACCCTAGAGAGTATGCGCCCCGTTATCGAACAAATGCCTAATGTGGAGCTACTGCCCCATATTATGGTTGATCTGGATACTGGGGCAGGTGTTGACCAGTTTCATCGCTATTGTAAGGATATGGTCAATGATGGATTCGAAGGTGTGATGATTAAGGATGTAAACGCTCCATATGAGTGTAAGCGTAATACGTTTTGGCTGAAATACAAGCCTACGATTACTGTTGATCTGGAGGTAGTAGGTGTTGACGAAGGCACTGGAAAAAATGTGGGTAAACTGGGGGCGCTTGTTTGTGAGGGACAAGACGACGGAAAGTTTATTACCGTCAACGTTGGTTCTGGTTTTAGCGATGATGAGCGAGATAGCCTTTATCGTGACCGTAATTTGGTTATTGGTCGCACAGTTGAAATCCTGTGTGATGTAATTACTCAAAGTCAGGATGGGACATACTCCCTACGGTTCCCCCGCTTTGTACGTTTTAGGGATGACAAATGAACGAAAGAATCAAAGAACTTGTAGACAGAATTACCGAATACTTGTCAGCGGGCGGATTGTTTAATCCTGAACTCATGGAACATGAGAAAGTGCGAGATTTGCTAATTGAATGTAGAAAGGCATTGTATGAACGAACGAATTAAGGAACTTTGGACGCAGACTGTCCATAATTATGGGCATGGAGGTGAAGAAATTTGTGTCCAGCAATTCGCCGAGTTGATTGTCAGGGAATGTATTAGTGCAGCCGTATCCGCCCAGCATGGTCAAACTTTCGGTGTTGATAGGCGGGTACACTGGAACAACGGCATCGCCGAAGCCGTTGACATGATTGTGGAACGTTTCGGAGTTAAATGATGGCTAAAATTATTTTAGCGTTTTTAGCAGTATTCGCGTTATTCTTTTTTGGTATCAAAGTATTTCGTTCATTATCTGGAATGGAGAAATGGACATTGACAAAATAC